ACTAACTTCTATCAAAAGTCTGTTTACCCTAATGATAAGGGACTAGAGTTTGTAGAAGACTTACAGGATAGACAAATACCTTGGGGTCGGGAAGCTAATGCTTAAATACCAACAAGAGTTTCTTAATCAAGTTAAATCCGACATAGAGCCTTTGATAGAACTCCATTGGGAAGAAATAGCACTTAATCAAGACAAGATTAAGCTAAACCCCGACTGGGATGCCTACCATAGCTTAGAGGAACAAGACAAACTAAAAATATTTACAGCTAGAAATGGTAACGATCTTGTTGGTTACTTTGTCGTTATCTTAGGCACAAACATCCACTATAAAGACCACCTGTTTGCAAACAACGATATAATTTACTTGCACAAAGATTATCGTAAGGGCTTTGCGGGTATAAGACTTATTAACTTTGCTGAAAAGTGCCTAAAAGAAGACGGAGTGTCTGTTCTCTTGATTAACATTAAAACACATAAACCTTTTGATAAGGTTCTGGAACGGCTAAAGTTCAAGCCTATTGAACGTGTATTTTCAAAGTTTATAGGAGAGTAACCTTGGCTATATCTGCTCTTACTGCTCTAGCTGCCACTGGCGCTGCATATGCAACAGGCGCAATAACCGCCTCAATGATTCTTACATCTCTTGCAGTTAACTTTGTTCTGGGTGTAGCAGTAAGGGCGCTTTCTCCTAAGCCATCTGTAGCTTTATCAAACCGTGGTTACATGACAAATGCTATGGGTCCCGCTATGGATCACCAGATCATTTATGGTAAGGTTCGTGTAGGAGGTGTTCGTGTATATGATGATGCTACAGGTACAAGTAACAACTATTTACATCGTGTCATAGCTTTTGCTGGGCATGAGATACAGTCCTTTGATAAGATATACATTAACGACTCTTACGTTAACTTCTCTGACATTGATGCAAATGGTAATGTATCAACTGTAACAGATGCTGATGGGAACTCATCAACTCGTTATAATGGTAAGATGCGTATTAATTTCCACTTGGGGTCACCTACTCAGTCTGCTGACAGTGACCTTGTGTCTGAATCTACTAAGTGGACTTCTGCACACAAGCTAAGTGGCATAGCTTATATGTATATACGCTTGGACTTTGATGCTGATGTTTACCCTAATGGTATACCAGTCTTTACTGCTGAGATCAAAGGTAAGAAGGTCTATGACCCCCGTAACTCATCCACAGCATGGTCTGACAACCCAGCCTTGTGTTTACGTGACTACCTTACGTCCTCTTACGGACTAGGAGAAGCTGTAGCTAACATTGATGATACTCTTGTAATCTCTGCTGCTAACATATGTGACCAGACTGCCTCTAGTGTTACACGTTATACTTCTAATGGTGCTTTCACAACTGGTTCTACTCCCCATGACACGATAAATGCTATCTTAACTTCTATGGGAGGTTCTTTGTGGTATGCCCAAGGTAAGTGGCGTGTGAAGCCAGCTTACTGGACTACACCAGTTATGTCATTAAATGAAGATGACCTACGCTCTAGTATTTCCTTAGCTACAAGACACTCTCGTAGAGATAACTTCAACACCATTAAAGGTACTTTTCGTGGTGCTGAGAGTGACTGGCAAGTAACAGATTACCCAGAAGTTGTTAATAAGACTGATGCTGGATCATTCGTAACTGGTGCAGCCTACTCTATTACCTCTGTAGGTACTACTGACTTCACAACTGTTGGTGCGTCTGCTAACACTGTAGGAGTAGTCTTTGTGGCTACAGGTGCAGGTAGTGGTAGTGGGTATGCTGATGCTAACCTTGGTGAAGATAATGGTCAAGTATCAGTCGCTGATATAGACCTTCCGTTCACTGACACATCCATTGAGGGCAGAAGACACGCTAGAATTGCCTTGGAGCGTAACAGACAACAGCTTACAGTTAGTGCGAGTTTTGGACTAAGGACACTTGAACTACAGGTTGGAGATAACATCCGGTTGACTAACAGTCGCTTTGGATGGACTAACAAAGAGTTTGAGGTTGTGTCTTGGAACTTTGGTCTTGTTGACGATATGGACTTACAGGTTAATATGACCCTAAGAGAGACTGCTGAGGCTATCTTTAATGAAGTTGATGATGGTGCTGTATATCAAAGAGATAACACAAACTTACCCTCTCCCTTTACAACAGCTATACCACAGTCTTTTGCTGCTGCTGCAACTACATTTAACAACCAAGATGGTACAACTGTACCTGAGATAACATTTACTTGGACTGTTGCTAATAGTAGCCTTGTTGACCACTATGAGTTCCAGTGGAAGTTTTCTACTGATAGCACTTACAACTCTGTCTTACTAAAAGACCCTAAGTTTATTCTGTCTCCAGCAGAAAGTGCTAAGGCATATGACTCAAGGGTACGTTCAGTTAATGCTCTTGGTGTTAATTCACAGTTTATTAGCTCTGCATCTCCAATAAGTACAACTAACGATGGTACAATACCAAATGCTCCTACAAGTTTAACTGTTAGTGGAGGTTATGCAGCTACGACAGTTGAGTGGACTGCACCTACAGCAAACACTAACGGTACTGCACTAAAGGACTTGTTCCAGTATGAAATCTATCGTGGTACATCTACTAACCCAACTACGCTGGTGGGTCGTGTGGCTGGTACTACCTTCTCTGACATTGGATTATCTAACAGCACTACTTACTACTACAGGGTTAAAGCATTAGACTTCACAGGGAACTCTAGTGCGTTCTCATCTAATGGGAATGGTACAACTAATGCTGCGTTAACTAATGGTACTAATGCTAAACTTCTTACTCTGTCAGCAACAGATCAAGTATTTACTTTCGATGCTAGTAATGCAGCAAACCCTAGTTCACAAACTATAACTATAAGTGCTGCTACTCAGAGTACAACTGGAACAATATCTTTTTCTTCTAGCCCATCTGTAACTCTTGGTGGGTCAGGTAGCTCAAGGACACTTAGTGTAGCAAACTTTGGTAGTAACAATGCTGTAACTATAACTGCTAGTGTTGATGGTGTGTCTGATGTATTTACCATACATAGGCTAAAAGAGGGTGGTGAGGGTGCTGGAGCATTGACCCTAATACTGTCCAATGAGAACCACACCTTTGCAGCAGATGTTAATGGAAACGTATCTAGCTATTCTAATTCTGGAACAACCATAAAACTATTTGAAGGTACAACTGCCATAGCTTATGATGGTACTGGATCACAAAACGGAACCTTTACAGTATCCTTTTCTAAAAGTAATATCGACCAAGGGACATTTTCAACAGTTGGAAACTACTTTAGTGCTGGTAATGCTTCTAATATGACAGCAGACAATGCTTCAATAATATGGACGATAACAGGTAAGAGGTCTGATGGTACTGCCATTAGTCTCACTAAGACTCAATCCTTCAGTAAATCAAGGACTGGGGCAACTGGACAATCAACTACCGGAGCTAGAGGTGCTGGTAGATGGAATATCCAAGTTAGTAACCTCCCTAACTCAAGCGCCTCAGCCAACTCTACTTTCGTAAGTGCCATAGGAGCGCCTGTTGCTAAAGATCAGGCTTGGTTTTACCAAGGAACTGAAGCCAACCCAACGGCTCAAGGTGTTTGGATTTATAATGGAACTGTTTGGAATGAACAAGACGAAGTTATAGATGGTAACTTAATAGTATCTGGTACTCTAACAGTAACTAATGCAGAGATAGAGAACTTAGCTGTAAACAGAATTAAGATAGCTAGTGCTTCAGTGTCTGACTTAAGGTCTGCTGTAGGTGGTATAGCCAATTTAACAAATGGTAGTACTTACGCTAATATGCACTCTCTTACTATACCTGTTATCTCTGGAATCCCAATTTATATATCAGCAGGTCTTTTATATAGAGAAGATTTATCTAATGGCATAGCTAATGATGGCTCACAGATTTTTATTGTGAGGTTAAGATTAGTCCCAACAGGCAGTCACAGTTGGGTAAATCAACAAATTCGTGAGGTTAGTTACACAAGAAATGGTTATTTTAAAAATGGTCCAAATTACGCTATTCTTGAGGACATCTTAACTCCAACTTACACTGGAAATGTAACTATAAACTTGCAAAACCAGTCTTTTGAACAACTTTCAGGAGGTACTGGGGCTATAACCAGTAGAAATATATATAGGTACAGGTCTTACTTCTATATTCAATCAGTGGTGAAATAATGAATAGATACCTTGCATTTAATTCGGACGGTACTCTTTTCCAAGAGTGTACTCTTTCTAGTGTACCTGATGATGACAAAAACTATGTAGACATTTCAACTCTTGATTTTGAACCTGACATCTTCTCTAATGTATATACTCTAGTTGATGGACAAGTTCAGGTGGGTTCAGAACCAGAGGTAGTAATACCAGAAAGTGTTTTGTGGAGAGACTTGCGTATTACACGCAACAAACTATTATTAAACTCAGACTGGACACAGGTTTCAGATTCACCAGTAAGCAAATCAGATTGGGCAACTTATCGTCAAAGTTTACGAGACTTGCCTTCAAACACTGAAGACCCCTCTAATGTTAATTGGCCCAATGAGCCAGAGTAGGAAATAAAATGGGATATAAACTAGGAACAAGAAGTATGCAGAGCCTCTCTGGAGTAAATCCTGATATGGTTGCTGTGGTCGAAAAGGCCATTGAGATAACAGAAGAGGACTTCTCAGTAATTGAGGGTATACGTTCACTTGATCGTCAGAAGCAACTGCTTAAAGACGGTAAGTCAACTACCTTGAACTCACGACATATAACAGGTCATGCTGTTGATATGGTCCCTTATCCTGTAGATTGGGAAGACCTAAAGAGGTTTGAGAAGATGGCAAAGGCAATGAAGAAAGCTGCTAAAGAGTTAGGCATTTCCATCGTATGGGGTGGTGACTGGAAGAACTTTTACGATGCTCCACATTTTGAGCTTGATCGTAAAGACTATCCGGCATGAAACAGGACAGTTGGCATCTATCTAAGTCTGTACCTGCTACATTCCTACTGGCTATTGTCGCACAGACTTTAGGTCTGGTGTGGTATATGTCATCACTTGACGCAACTGTAACTACTAATGCCCGTGAGATAGCTAGGCATGAAATTCGTATCAATGAGATTGAGAAGACAGCACAACTACAAGCTGTAATGCTAGGTCGTATTGACGAAAACATAAAGGCAATTCGTGACGCTGTTGAGCAAATGAGAAGTATTAATTCTGCAAGGTAATATAGGAGTGTTGCTATGGACCCATTTACCATTATGGCTGGCGCGACAAGTGCCTACCAAGGAATTAAGAAAGCAGTAGAGGTCGGTAGGGACATAAGTTCTATGGGCAAGACCTTGGGCCAGTGGTCTAAGGCTGTTAGTGACCTAGACTTCCTTGAACAACAAGCTAAGAAGCCACCCATTTATAAATACTTCAGTGATACTCAAAGCAATGCTTTGGAGATATGGACACAGAAGCAGAAAATGGCAGAGATGAGGGAAGAGCTAAAGACTCACATCTCTTGGACTTATGGGCCATCTGCATGGCGAGAGATTGTAAAGATAGAAGCAGAGCAACGTAAGGCTCAACGTGATGCTGTGTATGCTAAGAAAGAGTTTATTGATGGGGTTATAAACTTTGTAGTGATAACTATTATAACTCTGATTGGTCTTAGTCTTGGTGGGGTAGCTATTTACTTTGTAGGCAAATCTCAAGGAAAGTGGTAATGTTTATATCTGTACTATTAATTTGCACATCTCTTCATGTATCAAGTTGTGATATTGTAGCTAATACAGAAGACTTATATTTTTCCCAACAGCAATGTCAAAATCAAACTGCCATAGTTGTTTCTAAACTTGTAAGTAGTGGTGTAGCCGTTAAACCAAAATGTTTTAAGGTAGGTGACAGCGCATAGCGCAAGGGGTGATAATGTATCTTATGAAACATAAAGATAGGTATGTAATATACGATGCAAAAGGAAGAGTAGTAATAATAAGTAGGAACAGGTCTATTTCTATTAAGTATGCGGGAGTAAATAGATGAATGAATTTAATGTTGCAGATAAGGACTCCAGTGGTCACATCGACAAAGAAGAATGGGATGCCTTATTACTGGATGATAAGCGAAGGAAGATTGAAGATGATGACGCACATCGTGACCAGACTCGTAAGATGGCTTGGTTTGCGCTATGGGGAATGTTGCTCTATCCTGTGGCAGTGGTTATTACAAGCGCTCTTGGGCTTGACAATGCTTCTTCAATCATTGGGAGCATGGCTTCTATTTATTTCGTATCTGTTGCTGGGGTGGTATCTGTCTTTATGGGTGTTTCCAACTTAGCTAAGAGAGTTAACAAGGTGGAAACTAAATGATACTTGGACAAATATTCGGTGCAGTGGGTGGACTAGCTACAACATACCTAGATGGTAAGGTAGCCGTACAGAAAGCTAATGCTGAGATTAAGGTTAAGCAAGCCACTGGTGAGATAGACTGGGACATAGAAGCAATAAAGGCTACTCAGAATAGCTGGAAGGACGAGTGGATAACTCTGCTTTTTTCTATTCCATTAATTTTAGCATTTTGTGGAGATTGGGGCAATGAGATAGTGCAGCGTGGTTTCTTAGCGTTAGAAGTTATGCCAGCATGGTATCAATATTCCCTTGGGGGTATTGTGAGTGCAAGCATAGGAATAAGATCAGTATCTAAGTTCTTTGGTAAGAAATGATGTGGGTTCTAGTCTGGCTACAACTTACATCCGGTATGCCACTTGATTACTTTCAGCTAGGGACTTATGACAATAGGAAAGTATGTGAGCAACAAAGAGACAAAGCAAAGGTTATGGTTATTCATAACGGCATCTCTGTACAGTGCATAGGAATAGAAAACAAAGATACTGACGAAAGTTAGTACAGTACAAACGTAAAAAAGCCGTAGGTATCCTTGAGTGGACGCCTACGGCTTTTTTGATTCTACTCTGCTGCTGTATTTACAACGTATATTGGAGTGGCTGGTGCTAACTCCCTTAGCTTCTTAGCTTGTATCTCTGCTTGTATCTTAGCCATAGGTGGCAGCTTAAGGTGCATTAAGATACCATTGACTTCAGTTGCTATAGAAAACTTACTCATTTCGTCTCCAAACTCTTCATTGCTAGAGACAGGCCCTCATATATAACCTCTATGTCAGCTTGTATTTTTCCTATCGTATAAGTAAACCACAGAGACACAACTATGTTAGTTAACAGTAACCCCTCAAATAAATTCATAACCCCTCCTTCA